CAATAACTGGTGCGACGTTCTCTACAAACCAATCAAGAAATATGCGAAGAGCGTTCCATATAAAGTCGATGTCCTCAATTACTTTGGATGCAAATTCCAGGAACTTATCAATCAAAGGCTGTATCGCATTTTTGCAGAAATCATCGAATCGCCCCGCCGCCTGCTCCAGTACCGGAAGGATATGTGCATTGAAGGCATCCAGAACCACACCAACGATTTCCGAAATTCCATCGGTTATTGAATGCAGCAACGGACTGATGCTCTGATTGTAAAATCCAAGGATTTTATCAACCATCTGCTGGAACGCATCCGCAATGGACGAGGTTACACTCTGTACGACAGTGAGAAGGCCGTTTAAGGCTTCCTTGAATTTACCTGCATTTTCGGTAATCGGCGCCGTAATAAGTTCCAGAACATCCCGCCCGAAGGCCGACGCAAGCTCTGTGACGCCCATGAAACCATCCGCGAAGAGTGCAATAATATCCGCAGTAATCTGCTTTGCGCTGTCGCTCTGAAATACAGAAAAGATTTCAGACACCGCGGCCGCAAACTCCCCGGATATCGTCGCCGCTTCACTGCCGATATTGAACATGGACACCAGATATCTCCGGATTCTTTCGGTGTTCTGTCCAAGATACAGGCTTATGCCGCCGGTAAGATTATCGGCAATCGTGGTCCCAACACCTGCAAAAGCCCCTGCAATCTGCCCCAGGCTGTATATTGCGGCCTTCGCGAAGGTGTTCACGGAGCTTATTATTTCCGGAGCTGTGAAAATATCTTTCATGCTCTTCTTAATGTTATCAATGGATTTCTGAATATTGCTGAATACCTTTGTATTCCCAAATCCGTCCCAGAATCCCTTGACGGCAAGCTTTTTCAGCTCCTTGACCTTATTAATCAGGCCCTGGTATCTGGAGTCCAGCTCATCGAGTGGCGCAGTATCCACCTCACCCAGGTCGAAATCATCGACCGCATAGCCGCCAGCTCCACCGCCGGAACCACCGCTGTCCGGTGTCTGAATAATATTCAGCTCATCGATCCCGGTCGAGACGCCCTTGATATCCTTGGCAGCCTTTTTCGCGGCAGAACCGGCGCCGCTGACAGCAGATCCGGCATTGTCTGCGGCGCTGGCCACGGCCTCCACGCCGGATGCTGCTGCCTGCATCCCGCTCCCGGCCTGTTTTCCACCGCCGCCGAACATGGCAAAAACAGACTTAATTGCATTCGCAAGGGTAAGTATCCGGCCAATAACGGTATTGATAACCTTAATCACCGGAGTCAGCGCCGCAATCAGGCCTTGTCCGATCGTTGCTTTCAGGCTGTCGAACTGTAGCTTTAGAACCCGGACCTGGTTGGCCCATCCGTCTGCGGTTCTCACAAAGTCCCCGGACGCGGCGGATAGCTGGCTCTGTACGAATTGATACCGCAGGGCCACCTTCTCCATTTCACTCATGGCTGCCGTGGTTTTTCCGTAACCATTGGCCAATGCATAAGCATCCAGGGCGCTCTGCGTCATAACAATACCCAGATCTTTTAATGTCTCTGTCTCACCAGTGAATACAGATTTCAGTTTGGTGTACGCCTCATCCTGGCTGATGTTGTAGAAGGATGCCACATCTCCGGCCAGGCCGGTCAGCGTTGTGGACATCTCATAAGCCTGCTTCTCACCAAATCCGAAGGCCTTTGCCATCGCGCCGAAGGTGCCCGTGAATCGCTTTGACATGGTTTCAGAAAGCCCGAAGGACATGATTGCATTCTTCGCGAATTTGTCAATCTGTCTGTTCATCCGCGGGAATGTCACATCTACCACGTTCTGTACTTCTGCAAGGTCTGAGCCCAGCTCAATGCACTGGGCGCTGAAATCAACAAGCTTTTTTACAGTAAAGGCGGCCGCCAGGGTTTTTCCGGCTTTCTTTGCCAATGCCTGGAGGCCGACCATCTGTTTTTCAAAATCTCCTTCATTTACAACAAGGTCAAGACCAATCTGACCTACACTGTCTGCTGCCATAATCGTCACCTGCCTTTTCATAAGACAGGCACATCGGCACAGCGTCTTAAATCTTTAACTCAAATTCTTTCCGGCATTCCCGGTTCTTGCATTTAAAGAAGACGCCCTGACACCTGGCGTCTTCGGTCTTTATTGCATTGACTGGATGCCCGCAGTAAGGGCATCTCACCTTTTCTACATTCTTCTTTATCTTCTCAATCTTTCCTCACCCCTTGCATCCACACATGGCCGCAAACATCTGCTCCAGGTTTGCCATTTCCTTCTCAAACGTCTGCTGCGGCATCTCTTCTGTCTGCCTGGTTCTCCATTCGTCATAAATTCGCCTCTGGTCTTTTGTGAAATGTTTGATGACATCCTTATCTGTCTCAGAACGGATAGCAACCACACGGCCCAGGGCGGTTTCCGGGGAAATCCCTGCCAGCAATGACCGAAATTCATCCCAGGTAACGGTTTCGAATTCTTTCGTCCTGATGCGCAACCCGTACTGTGACAGGAAACTGGAAACAATTAAGTCCCAGTCTCCAAAAAGGTCATAGTACGGGTCACTACTCTCCCTGGCTGATGTCCTCCCCTATAATCAGATCCATTGCCGCCTCGACCATGATGACCCAATCACTCACGCTCAGTTTCATCTTTTCAATCTCATTCCTGGATTCTTCCGGAAATACCAGTTCGTAAGCCTCCGCTACACGCTTCATTTCCACACCGTCACTACTCATCAGGCCCATGATTTTCAGCATCGTCGGAGCATCCGCATTGACCTCCAGCTTCTTCCCCTTAATCATCAGACACGGGTTCCCGTCAAAACTCAGCTTGTCCGTAATGTCTTTCACTTTTGCCATCGTCCATTCCCTCCTTAAGCTCCTGCTTCCGGCGCCGCTGTAAAGGTCGGCGCGCCATAAAAGATTGCCTCAAATTCCAATGTATCCAGATTGGTCGTATCGCCGCCGCCAGGAGTCGTTACGTTAATAACCACATCCCCGGAAAGCTTCGCGCCCGAAACCATCTCCCATTCAAACTTCGTCATTACATCCTGGCCGAACTTCCACGCAAGGCCGGCGATATAATCGTTGCCAACGTCTCCCACAGAACGCTTCCCCTTAAAGGCAAAACTCAGTTTCTTGCCTGTCATGGCAGCCTTCGCCCATCCTGACGCATCCATGGCATACCATTCTTCCACCGTACCATCAATGGACGGAGCGAAGTTTTCCAGATCTGCCGGCATAACCATATGTTCATCTGTACTTTCCGTCCCATTCGTTCCGAAACGGAACTTATTATTATGCACCGGATATACCTTTCCTACCGTTTTTTCCATCTCTCATTCCTCACTTTCTTTGATATACAAAATCCAGCCATATGACATATTCATACACATCGTTCTCGTCGGTTCCCACATCCACAGGTTCAGGTACTTGCAGAATAAGAAACCGGACTTCCGTGCCGCCTGCCATAAAGCCGGATTTTTCATTTAACAATGCTTCGTACAAACTGTAGGCCGCTTTTTCAGAATCGGATACATTTTCACTCCAATGCACCAGGAGCGAAACAGGCCGGACTCCATAGGAGGTACGGTCCAGGCCACCAAGGGCAAGCCGCGGAGGGCCGCTCCCTTTCCGGTTATACACTCCTATGGCTTCCTGCTTTTTATTGTCCAGTTTCCCGATATACACCTTATCACCCGCGGCAATTCCCAGGCCGGAAATATACTGCTGAACATCTGCTAAGGTCAGCATCAGACACCTCCCAACTGCTTATAGAACTGCTTAAATGACTTTGTGGCAAAATCCGCTTTACTGCCTCCAGGAAGCCAGTCCTTATACCACTGGCCGCCAGCGTTGGGATTTTCTTTCTTCTGGAACTGATATTCCGGGTGATAATAAAGCCTTCTGGCATACGGTGTATTGGAAACAATCGTAACCTTGCCCTGGCCGGATTCACTGTAATCCACAAAAGTACTTTCATTCTGCAGGTTGCCGGTATCAAACGGCATCACCTGTGCCTGAACCACTTCTGTATGCAACGCCTCCGCCGTCAGTTCCAGCGCCTTCACCGCGGCCTCCGTCAGCTGCCGGATCCTCGGCATATTTAAGTTTACCGTTGACTTTACCTGCATCATACCACCTCCAGCTTACAGAAATTTACCGTTCCATCCGGGTTCCGGGCCTTCATGCCCTGCTCGATTCGCCGGGTTTCCTCAAAAACGGTCACCGTTCCACCGCTCAGGGACGGCAGCTCCGGGGCGATGTCGCCGCAGAACATCGCCGTTCCCGTTATCTGCACCAGCTTCTTCTCCGCCGTCAAAATTGTTTTCGCCTGGTCCTGGAAGTTGCAGAGAAGTTCCAGGTCCAGGACTTTCTCCGGCTCTCCTGTATTTGTGATACCTTCGGATTCAAGGTGGACGTGAATCGGCGTTCTGCAGAGCCGTTTTGGTACTAAATCCGGATATTTCATGGCGTCACCTCGCTAACCGGCAGCACAAGCCCGTCTGAGCCAACAGGGCATAGACATCTTTCTTCATCGCCACACCCTTATCTGTACATACATTCCAGGACTGTCCGAATTGTACGGATGCTCCATTCAGACTGTACCCGGACAGAACCGTGTCAATCATATCCGCATTTTCATACTCAAAATCCGCCTGCCGGCACACCACCTCACGAACAACTTCCTGCTGGAAAGGTGTCAGATTAGAAAATCCCTGGCCCACAATGCGGTTGTAGGTCAGGGAATCGACATGACGGCTGGCGATCTTTAACCTGCCTGGAAGCTCATCCACCGGAATGGCGCTGCCATTATACTGCCCCAGATAATAGTCCTGATCTGCATAAGCCGTGTAAGCCACCTTATTCACCAGCTTTCTTTGGTGCTCTGGATTTTCGCTCCGCCTTGGCCGCTTCCAGCTCTGCTTTGGCCGCTTCCAGCTCTGCCTTGGCTGCTTCCAGCTGCGCCCTCAGTTCTGCCTTATCGGCTTCCGATGCTGTCTTTAACTTCATGTACTTACCATAGGGAACCGTTTTTCCTTTTCCATAATCAATCAGATTTCCGGAAAAGTCGAAAATGTCAAAGCCTGCATCCTGATAGGATTTCTTCTGGCTTTCGTCAATATTGTATTCTTTATTTCCCTTAACGGCTTTTACTGCTATCATGGAATCACCTCCTTACGCTCCGGCCTCCACATTCATCGCGCAGCCTTCAACCTTCTTTTCCAGAAGGAACAGATCGCCATAGTTGCGGTTCTGGTACAGGTACCCGTCTGCCGTCCTGGAATCGGTTCCCGGAGTAAACAGCTTAATGTAACTGTACTTATCCCGGCATACCACGCAAGAGGGATGAATCAGAATCCAGTTAATCTGCTTTGCGTCATCCGCTGCCACACATCCGTCTGTGAAATTGTATTTTGTCTTCATCCGGGCTGACGGCACCATTTTGATTGCCACATCATCCAGGCTGTGTACCTTACGGTTGATGGTGGATGGAGTTGTCACCATCACAGCACGCTGGATGCCTTCTGCTTCCTTCACAATTTTACGCATCGTTGGGGTCACATAGAGGATTCTTCCCTCTTCCGGAACGCCGGCCTCATCCATATGGGCCATCTCAGCATCAAATACCTCCAGGAAGTTTGCCGCCGTAACCACCTCTGTATTAATCCGGCCGGAATATGTGGTCAGCTCTGTGTGCAGCTTCGAAAACCGGTAGGAATCCTTCTCCGGAATCGCCTGCTCCGTCTCAAAGGTATTCTGAATATTGGCAACGAACAGCGCCAGGTTTGTCTCATCAATGTCCATCGGGTCAATCCAAAATTCCACATCACGGTCATGGGCCAGCTTTTTAGCCTCCCAGTCATTGCTCATGGTACCGGCGTTAAAACCAGGTGTACGGGTATGGTCCTTGTAACCGGACACGGTCAGCCGCGGGAGCTTAATCGTCTGGGCGTTGATAAACTTTACCTGCGGGTTGCTCTGTGTAAGTGCGTCAGTACAAAGCTCCTTTGCATATTTCTGCTGTAAAAGATCGGCAAAGGTTTCTGCATAATCATATACTGCCATGTGTTAATTCCTCACTTTCTTTAAAGTCCGAATGCCTTTTTTAATGCATCATCGGATGGTGACTGCTGCTGTCCGCCGTTTCCGGATGCACCCACTTGGACAAATCCTGTGGAGCCGGCGACCTGCGGCTTTAATGCCGGTACATCTTCCAGCACCTTATTTAAGGCATTCTTTAATGTTTCCTCGTTGATCTTCCCGTCCTGTCCCACAGCCTGGCTGAAATCGGCCATCTTAAGGATATACGGAATTGCCCTTGTGCCAATTCCCAGGGATACCGCTGCCATGGTCGCCGCCGCCTGAAGCTGGGCCTGTTTCGCTTCTTCCTGGGCCTGTGCAAGCTGTGTCTGCATCGCCCCGACATCCGGCTGGTTGGCGGCCTTCTGCTGCTTAAACGCCGCCATGGCCTGCTCTGCCTCCTGCTGGGAGAGTCCCTGCTGCTTAAAATAAGCTTTCAGTGCCGTCTCTTCCTTCGCCTGCAGGGTGCCGTCTAACATCTGCTGAATCTTCGCATAGTCGATGGTCGGCGTCTGGTTCTGCGTGGGAGAGGGAGGGTTCTGTCCTCCTGTTCCGCCTGCCGGCGGCTCTGCCCCGGTACCAGCTCCACCGGCGCCTCCTGCCGGTTCTGCAAACAGCTGTAAATTCATCGGGAATCTGCATTTAAACTTCTTATACATCGTATAGCTCCTTTCCATTTCTAAGAGTGTCGCTCTTCCTGCTTATCCATTATCATCGGTGTCACCGGCCGCGCACCTTTTAGGCTCCTGTCGCGTTTGGAGCATAAAAATAACACCCAGGGCCTACCTGCGTGTCTATGACTAATCCTATAACTCCCCTATAACTTTCCAGGACTCAGGCAGCTTCACCCCGCCGCCCAGAGGGAGATGGGTGGATCACCTCCTATGGCTCAATCCTGTCAACTCCATACTCTACTGCACATTCATGTTCGATCCGGCATCCCCGTGCCTCCTGCCAACCATCCACAAAATATGCCACGTCGGCAGTAGACAGCAATTCCAGCGATTTTCCCAGAAACCATAATGGTCTTGCATCGGCAGGTGCACTCCGGAAGAACGAATCAATAACCTCAACTGGTTCTCCTACCATTTCCTGCACTTTAGAAATTGCCTTTTCCCGTTCTGCAAGAATCTCCTCATCACTTTTGCCTTTCATGGGCTGTGAAATAAATAATTTCTTCAACTCCTCAAATCTCCTTTCCACATTTCACACACCGTTTCACATACCCGCCATACGGGCCCGCCCTCCGGTTCCAGTGCTTCCGGAACTGGTGTCGGCAAAACTTTTGTCTGAACCATTTAAGCATCGATGTTTTCCTCCTTCCTGTTGCGACGTCGCAACGGTAAAAATGGGTACAAAAATACCACCGGCCTTTTCGACTGGTGGTATTACTGCTTGAATGCTGAATCAAAACGGTGCATCGCTTGCTCGTCTTTGGGGCGAATAATTATCTTACCTTCTTTCACACATTCTCGCAGATGTTCTTTGTATTCATCAATGCTCGAATAGCAGTCATAATTAAATCCCAAAGACTGCCCTGTCATTTCATGGAGCTGCTTTTTTAATTTCTGAATTTCCTCATCCGCATTTAAGCGTTCAACTATTTTCACTTAACCATCTCCTCATATGCCTCAAATAGCTCTTTAAATATCCCTATAAATTCTTCTTTTTCAGGAGAATCAAGAACATCCCCTGCACTGATGTTGGCGAATAATTCCAATTCCTTGAATCCCGGAACCGACCAGTATTCCTTACTATGCCCGATTAATCCCGCGATTTCTCCATCTGTCAGAGCACTGACGATATCGGAAATTGCAAAGGCATCCTCATATTTTCCGCCTGGTTCAAACCATTTTATAATCTGCTCCTTATTATCATATACTTTTTTCCGGCACATTTCAATGGCTTGATGAAACCTCTCATTTTTCCAGCTTTGGTACTCCAGTATATCCATGCGATGGGATATTTCATGAGCAAATACATAATCCATATCGTAATCTTTCAAATGAGGGGCTTGGGGATTATATTTAATTATATCATCATCCGGAACATAAGCAAATGGAGCGGAGAGTCCTAAATCTTCCGCCATCCCTGTCACATCTGCGTACAGTGACATCATTGCTTTATGTCTGTCCGGCTCACCGCTGTTCCTCAACTGTTCAACAAAACGATTATACGCATCAAAAATATCTTTTTTGTCTGTATCGGCTTCCGCTTTTCCTTTCCATTCGCCAGCTTGAAGTTTATACTTCTCCTTATTTCCTACATCAAGGGAATACTTTTCCAGTCTTTCATACTTCTCGGCCTGCCTCGCAGCATACTGCCGCCCAGCCTCCTGTCTATTGACCTGTCCGATTGCTTCCAGCTCTTCCTTCGTCCACGTATCGTCCGCCGTGGAGATACCGGGGAAATAGGTTGTGTGGCTGTCCTTGCATCGCGGATGGTACAGGCCGTGAGCAATCGCGGTACTCATCAGCAGATATTTTCCATCCTTCCTGCTGCCTCCGCTCCACACATCATCAATCAGAACTTTTCCACAGAATGGCAGACATTTTGGACACGGATTCCCCCGTTTATTCACAATCACGGTAGCAATTCCCCATTCCTGCCGCTTTTCTCCCTCTCCCTGGAGGTAGGCCCGCTTGGAAGCGGTCCGAAGGGCCATGTCTGCATAATCAGAAAGAGTATGGCGGGCACCATTGGCATACACGACACAGTTAAGGCCGCGGGAGAGCATGTCCTTCGTTGCCATGTCCACTGCCTTCTCATAAGTTCCGGCGCCGGTGTTGGCGTAGACCTGGGCGTTAAAAATGGCCTTCCGGTAATCATCATCTGCTTTCCGGAGGACCGCTGTTTCCGCCTTCTCCATGTCAGACGTGGTGGCTTTTATCAATGCTTCAAGCTTTCTGTCATTCAACTTGAAAAACTCTGCCGTGGCGCCTTTACTAAGCCTGCTTGCCCCTTTAAACCCATTCTTTATCGCATTCAGGATTGTAATTTCCTGCTGCATGTTTCCTTCTTCCCTGGCTTTCCGGATAAGTACTTCTATCTGTGTATTCAGGGACTGAAACTGGCGTTGATACCGCTTTTGATTCTCCTTCTTGTACTTTTCCAGGCTCTTTAACTGCTCCGCCTGCCACATGGACCACTCATAACCTTCCCTGGTTTCCTCTGCCCGGTGCCGGTCCATGTTGCGAATCATAGAAGCAATCAGTTCGTCCTCAATGGCCCTGAAGGCTTTTGTGATGTCGTATTCATTCAGGGAAATCACCTCCCGTTTGCATGCACCTTATATCCCTGGCCTTTAAACTGCCGTATCAGTTCCTTTAACTGTGTAATGCTTTTACATTTATCACACCGCAGCTCTGCGTATCCCTGCTTTTCAACCGCATAGATACCGAAAGGCACCTGCTCACTGGCCACTTTAAGAAGTCCCTGGTACTCCTTCTGACCCATTTGGTACACCCGGTTCATCACCTTTACCTGCATTCCCTATTCCTCCATCCAGATTCAGTTTAAAAGCTCCGGCAGCCTGATTAACTCCCGGCTCTTCCAGTTCCGTGATTCCCTGCTCCGCCTTCAAGCGGGCAACCTCTTCTTTCTTCCAGGCATCATCCTTGGAATCTCCGTAAAGCTCCTCCACCTGGGCCTCAACGCTCATCATGGGAACCCCCGGCCGAGCCTTGGCGAGGGTCTCCACCTGACTTTCAAAGGACGGATTCGCGTATTCTCCAAAGGAAATGTCTATCTTCACATCCGCCACAGGCTCCTTAAGAAGGATGTGATAGGCATTAATGGCCGCGCCGATTACCTCCGGAAGCTGCTCCTGTAATGCTTCCACAATCGTGTTCCTGGTGTAGAGCGTTGTCTTTTCCTTCTCCCGCTGCGCCTCGGCATTGTCCAGCTTTTTCACGTCAATTCCCAGGGTAGACGGGCTTATGATACCCTGCAAACACAGGTCCAGCGCCGTACAGTAAGATGCAAGATAACTTTCATGTGGAATGGAGGGCTGTTCTGTGTTCACCACATTCTTCTGCCCCTCACTCATATCGCCATCCGAGGCAAAATACCGGTTGTCAAACGGATTCGGCCTCAATATCTCCCCTGTTTCCGGATCGTGCGGTACCAAGCATTCCGGTATGTAGGTTTTCGCCCTTCCTGCCCTCAACGCATCCATCCACTGGGACCAGGCCTCGTCGAAGGCGTCGAAGCTGTCCAGCTTCCCGTCAAAGATGGAACCGCCCCGTCCCTCATACTTGGATGATTCATAGAACTTCATCGGAACAGCCAGAATAACAGAATCATCAAACTGCAAATCGCTTAAATGTTTCGTTGCCTCAAGCGTTTTAATGTCTACCTGGTGATTGCCCCGGTACAATTCATTCTGAATATAACCATATCCATAATGCTCATAAAGAATGTACTGCTGATAATGATACTTATAGGGAGTTTTAAATACAACTTCCTGCAGCTCATCATCTTCATATACCATCTCCACCCGGTCCCCGGGATACCACCGCAGAACCGGATATGGACTTTTCGCGGTGTTAATCGTAACCTTCCAGGCTCCGTCTCCGACGAAAAGGACCTCTTTAATTGCCTTTTTCAGCTTCTTTCTGAACTTTAATTTCTTATCAATCTCTTCCCAGAGCTTTTCCTGCGATGAATCCTTAAAATCAAAGTCATTCATATCTGCCAGTACAATACCGGCCAGCGTCCGCACAATCAAACTCGGGAGCCCGGTGTGGATTTTCCGCATCTCCATTCCAGGTGTGCATTTGCTGGCCCAGAACTTGTACCGGTCTGCATATTCCGGGTTCTGCTGGTACATCTGCTCCAGCTCATTCCCATCTCCCCGGTACCAGATGCGGTTCCGGATGGCATGGAGCTCAAAATCCATCACCTCCTGAATCTGTATGCTGTATGGATTGCTGGGCTGAATCTGAAGCCAGCTCCGGATGCCCCGCTTAATGTTATCGTTCAATTTCTGTACCCACCTCATTTCTCTGCCTCCTCAAATCCAATCATCTGCTTGTAAGGAATAAATCCATACTGGGATGCATTAATCGTATGGTCATTCCGGTCTTCCGGCTTGTCCTTCTCCTCGTCCCAGGAATACCGGTCAAGCTCAGATAAGTGCTCTATGCAGCTATCCACCACCAGATAACATCCCTGTGCAATCCAGCCAATCTGCAGCTTAATACGATCCAGAATTTCCACCTTTTTGTATGCGTTGATAAAGTGATACAGGCAGCCTTTCAGCCGCTTGTACTTTTGCAGTTCGGTAATGGTCGCCTGGTCCGCGGAATCAATAAAAACATCCTTCGCAAATCCCCACTCCTGCCGGTTCTGCTCCAGGAATTCCACAAACTTTACCGCTGTGTCTGATGGAGCCAGGGGCTGTGATAGGTCTGCATTGCTGTACACTTTCTCCGACAGGACAATCAGGTGCCGGTCAGTGGTAATCCCCTGGAACACCATGGCAATCGTGTCCGGCGACTTGCTGGAATAGGACGTGTCCAATCCTGCGGAGAATTTTTTAAACTGGATTTTTCCATTCTTTATCTGCTGCTTTACCCATGCAGCCGTAACCACATGCTTTTTTCTGTCAAAGTTCGGGAAGATAAGGCCGGTTGCTTTCCCACGCAGGCCTTCGATCTTATTCTTCCAGATCTTGGTTCCCTTGGGCGTGTTCTGGATAATTTTTTCAAGTTTCTCTGCCGGCAGCCCCAGGTTATGTGCAAAAGAAAAGAACCAATGCACCCATCCAGGCTTTGGTTCCTCTTTCAATTCATCTTTAATTTCTTTTGGTGTCTCATGCTCCCACTCTGGAAGCGGCCTCGAACAATTGATGTACTCCTTGTATACCTCCAGATTCGGATCATCCGGATTCAGGGTAGCCATGAGATAATCACACCGCATGGCCGCCTCTCGGACAAAGTCAATGTCCGCCGTGTTTATCTCATCAATATACAGGCATCCGTACTGGCCGCCCAGGGCCTTCTGCCATTTTTTCTTGTCTCCATATCCCATGACATAAATGACTTTGTCTCCCTGGGATGTATGGAAGAGGATGTGGGGGATCTTCTTGTCTTTGGTGCCGTTGCCATTATATTCCACCAGGATTCCGAAATCATCAATAATGCCAAGGTCCTTGTTGATAATGTTCTTTTCCGCGGTGCCAGTAT